AATCCTACAAGTGCTTGTGGTGAATGATGTGCGTCATACGCTGACATATCACCAGCACCATGGGTGTCTTCCCCGCATGCCATGTTCAAATGTTGAATGGTCAAAAGGTGGGCATCTTCCCCAACCATGTTGTCGCCTGTAGCAACACCATTGGTGAGGTGGTTATCCATCGTAAATTGCAAAAGTGAACCATAAAACATACGGCACACAATCACTTTTCGAAGACTAGCAGCTGAAACTAAACGGCCTTTACCTTTGAGAACTTTCTCAATAGGCAAGGTTTCGGACTTCACAACATCAGTGTAAAACCAAGCTGGTATCATACCAGACTTTAAGTCTTCCACGTCCTTCATGACTTCAACATAAAGCTGCTCGAACTTTGGACCAATGACAAATTCGCCATTAATCCACTCTCCACACAAATCACGCTTATTAATGCCCTCCATATTATAGGGAGCACCAGCGGATGTGGAAAGATCAATTCCTTCAAAGCTCGTCCCAGGTATCCCGTTAATTGCCTCATTGAAAGGCATAATCTTCGGAATGAAAGGAACATGAGCTGTTTTGAGATCCCTCGCAAACTTTTCGTTCAAACACCTTTTCAGGCGCTCGATCTCAATTTTTGGAATCTCGGCATGATGACAATACTTACTACGCGCTTGGGCGTACACCATTGGGTCATTCGGATTCACAGAAGCTTTAAATGGCTCCTTGGCCGGTGACTCACTTGGTGTAAGTATGTCAGTGACATTGGTATAAAAGTGATGTTTCTTGGAATGAATTCCAAAGATCTCACGACCAGTGCCATCAACATCTAACTCATTGCCTTCGGCACGCAAAATGCCATCAACGAGCTGCCTCCGAGTCATGGCTGTGAAATAACTGGGTCCATACCCATTATTTCCAGCACAAAGATATCCCGCAAATTTGCCTGAACAACCGCCATCATCTGACGCAATGTACAGCAAACTGCCACAATCTCCAGTCTCGGAATTGAAGATTGCTGACCAAACTTGAGAAAAGACACGTGTATCGCCGTCTTCCTCAATGGTCTTGCCTCCAACAATAGTACTACCGTGTGAAATTTGGTTACCCCACTCAGGGGTCCACATTCCAACGGAAGTCTTAGTCATATTGTGGAGCAAACGATCCTCAACAAAACCATCGTTGACCCAATGGTTCAAAATGGACTTGCCCATAGGAGCTTCATCCAACTTGACAAAATAAATGTCACGTGGAACGTCTCCAAGGCCTTCTTTCAGACGTGAAAACGTCGATGTAAAGGATGCCTTTCCATCCAACCTTGTAAAGGTCAAAATGCTGTCTGGAATCTCCTCTTCATCATGAACAGATTGAAGAAGACCCAAACAATGGTGATTAAACATGAAAACGCGGTTGCTAACTTGCACCACGTACTGAACACGTGAACCACCACTTGAGGTCATTGACCAAACAAACTTTGGAGCTTGTGAGACAGCAATTGAAATTTGCTGTGATGCTTGTGTCGAAACATCATGAGCCCCTTCAGGCTTAACGAGCTTAATTTTTGTGCTCCTCATCTTTCCCAACTTGCGCCTTCGCTGCATTTTGGGATCGACATATGTTCTTCCCTGTTGTGTCAGGGAACCATCCACAACTGGACGGACAACAACATCCTCATCATCCACACTC